GTGCGAGAGAACTCCTAAATATAATGGGGTACAACACCACAGGTAGTGAATCAGTCCATGAACAATTCAAAAAAAGACACAATTTAAAATAACAGATATGATAACAAAAAAAATGATTGAGATATTGGAATATATATCTATGAATGGAAAAGTTCAGGTTGAAGTAACACCGAGAACAATCAAACAGAATGATTCTCTTTACCAAAGAATTTGGAAGTTAGAGGACCTCGGAGCAATCATCACCGAACGAAGAATTGGTATGTCTTCACTACATTCAATAACAAATGTTGGATTAGATATCCTTCAAGGTAAATGTTAGATAGAACAAAATATCCTGAGACACCTGAGTATATTCTGAGAGGTGCGAAAGAACTTCTCGAATTGATGAACTATGACATTACCAAAGAAATTCATCCCCAATTTGTAGAAAGATATGGGGAAGATGTTCTGAAAGGAGCAAGAAGAAGAAAAGTTAAAGAAAAAAAATCTTTACCTTCCAAGAAGAAATAATATATTTATTATTGATTCTAATTCTTGTTCATCATCAGATTCTCTGTAAATCCCACCTCCTCCCATTGGTGGGATTTTTTTTTGTCAAAATTTGTTTGGTGAATTTGTTCTTCTTATCTTTGTGAAAACTAAACACAATGAAAAAACTCATCTTGGTCCTACTGACCACAATGACAATCATCTCTTGTTCCAAAGAAGAACAAACTGAGAATGTTCAAGAATCAACCCTCATCGCTCACTTCAACTTCGATGGTAACACCCTTGACCACTCTACAACAGGTGCTCACGGGTTCACCAATCAACAACCATCATCAGACCGATTTGGAACCCCAAATTCTTCGTTAAAGTTTTCCAATGGGTATTTCCGTTCAGGTAACATTCCGTTCAATTTAAGGGGTCAATACACCTTCTCAATGTGGATGAAGATGAATGGTTATGATGAAGGTCAAGCCGTGATGGAACTAACTGAGAACAGACAATGTAATTCCAATCCTCAGTTTTGGATTCATCAGAATACTGTATATCTCGCCACGAGTTCTCAATCTCAAAACAGAATGAGAATACCTCAGACACCGAGTTGTAATGGTTGGACACACATTCTCTACACCGTAAATGAGACAATCACCAAACTCTATATCAATGGTATTCTCGTTGAGACCAAATCACTCAACTGGCCTCAAACTCAGAACATTGAACTCACACTCGGGAATGCCGGTAATAGTTGTTTTGTCAGACCAATGGTTCAGAACCCATACAAACAACCTTCAAGAGTTATGGTTGATGAGGTGAGAATTTACTCAGGAATTCTATCACAATCAGAGATTACAAGGTTATCAACTTGTGAACCTCCAAAATCAAATACTAAATAAACAAATATAACAAAGTCACAATTATGAACCAGTACGAAAAAAAACCACTCGGGTTTGATAGAACCCAACTCTTCAAAGAGTACACACAACCTATCGTTGAACGTCAAGCAGCACTGAAAACCACGATGACACTTATGGAAACCCATAACCTCAAGTGGTCCATGTCAGACATCCTATTGGTCTCAAAACGACTTATACAATGGATGGAGACAGGTGATGAATCTTGGGTCAAGAAAATGGATGAATATTTCCAACTCAATAGGGACCAACAACTTGAGGAACTATTCTCTGACCATCTCAAGAAAAAGATTGAGATTCTCTAAACCCTGTTTTACAGGGTTTTTTTATGTGGATAACTTTATTTTTTTTGATTCAAAGATTCCCCCTATCTTTGTGGGACAAAACACATAACAATGAAAAAGACAACGACTTTCGACATTTGGATGATTTCCAACATTTCAGTTTTCTTGGGACAAGGTATCGACACAACACAAGGTGAATCTGTTTATTGGCATTTGGATAACGGGTCTCAACTCGAGATTGATTTCAAGAACAAGGAAGTCAAATTTGTGGATTGGAGGTCAGACGACAAGACATATTTCGCGATTGTCGGAATGTCTTCTTCTCGTAACTTTACAACCGGTGATTACTTCACAGACTAAAACATACAACTATGAACCCAATCATCAATTTGAATTATGGACAACATATGTTGTATTCTTATCTCTGTATTTCTATTCACGGTAGAAGAAATAAGGATATAACATTAGAAGAGAGTGCTGAAATCATTGCACAAGTCATCGAACTGACTCATCCTGACCATTACGATGGTGAGGACACACCTGATGTTCAAATAATGATTCAACCCGAAAAATCATTCGAAATCTTCTGTGATTTTTGGGATGAGAATGAAATTTATTTTGCTGAGTTATTCTAATTCCTTACCTTCGTAAAAACATACAACAATGATTTGGAGAGAAGTAATTGACAATGTTTGTAAGAACAACATCGGTAGTGGTCTTACAACTCACCCGAAAGGTGTTATTCAAGGAATCTATTGGTCTGAAGACAACAATGGTAATATCAACTTCGATGTTGAATCCATTAGAGAAGAGTTCGAATATCTCTTGTCTTGTTTGGAAGAATACAACGAAACATCTAACTTCGATTGGGATAATTGTTAAACCACACAAAAACTATAACATCGGGGACAGGACACAATCTGAACATCAATTATTATGAGTACCAAACCACTTTACCTCGCATTTTATCATCGTTCAAAAGGTACAAAAATTTTGACTGATGTATCAGATTTTGTACAGTCGATGGAAGACCATTATCTCTCTCTACCTTCAGGAATTGAAAGGGAGGATGTCAGTAATTATCTCTTTGAACAGACAATGAAAGGACGAGACCCAAACGAATTCGGGACTGTGGTCTTGTATACTTGTTATCTTCTACTCAAAATCACGAACTCATTCAAAGAAGAAGGAAATTTTTACCTGATAGCAATTGGTGATAAAGGAGATGAAATATCGACTGACATCGATTGTGCATTCGTTGGAAACGAAACTTCTGCGATGAGGTTATTCGACAACCTTTGTTCAGAACTAACTCCCGCATAATCAAAACAGGGTCCATTAGAGACCCTGTTTTTTTTTTGTATCAGATATATCAGTCCGAAAAAGATAATCGAAATTTGGGGATTCCTATACCCTTTAAAACGATTTTAAGAACCCGCAGGGAATGTTCCTGTTGGAATTGTATTGACAGGTCCGTAAAAAGGTGGATAAAATTTTGTTGACCCCATCGCAATCGATGACCGATACGCAGAATCACGTTGAGGTAACAACTTCCCAATTTCGACAGTATTATATTCAGGATATCTCGACGCATACGCACAGAGATATCTTCTCATGTTTTGGTCGAAGAATTCCGCAGTTGACTTTGCGTTGTTCTTTAGAAACTGAAACGCACGATAGTCGATTGGATTTCCCTGTTCAGTTCTATTTTGAACCAAACCTACGTTCATCCATTTAATAAAGAAATTATCAAGGAGATGGTACTGTGACCAGGATATTGTGGCAGGAACCACGTATGTATCAAGTAATAACTTGTAAAACCCTGTAACGGTGTTAGCGGATACATCATTTAAAAGTTTTCTATAGAGTGGTTCACCAAGAGTTTCTTGAATGTTGAGATTCTGTGCTGTTTGAATCCCGTATCTCAATTCTCCTGAGTCCACGTTCCCATTTATTGGCAGTCGGTCTTTTATTGTCTCCTCAGACACGAAGTAAACATCAACTAAACTCATACAACTTGGTTTTGAATAATTTCGAGTTTAACATCAACACCTGGATTCACCAACTCAACAAGTGGTTTTAACTCTCTCAATAAATATTTTTGGATTGGTTTAATTGATGTTTCCAAAAATAGTTTATGTGCGGTCATCAATAAATCAGCACTTGAATTAAATCCTGTCTTCTGTGGAAGACCAATGAGAGACCCATCAGGAATCTTATGACCGGCAAGAATTTGATTCTGTACCAATTCAAATACTTCGGAATAGAATCCTTGTTGAAGATTGGATTGAATCTGAGTGATATCAGGTTTTCCATCTTGACCCTCTGAAAAACTTACTATCATCTTTCCACTATTCTGTGCTCCCTCATAACGTTGTTCCAATCTCTGTAAAATATTTCTTTCCTCAGTTTCAGATTGAGGGAATCCATCTGAGAAGTGAACCCATAGTGATGGGTTCGCACCATTGATAAGATTAGCAAGGTTATATACCGTTATCTCGTGGTTCAATCTAATGTCATTTACGACACTCAAATACTGAGGTGAACCGTATGCCCAATACGCAGGGTTCTTGTCTCTAATGAACGCAATTTGTCTATTGGTAAAGTTGTTCGGGTCGAACTGATGAAACTCAATTATACCCGCACGTTTGAATTGTGCCCAATCACGACAATAATAAAATTTTTCAAGAATCAGTTCCACATTATCAGGTGAACCAACTCTCATATACTTTGAAGGAATATAATGAAGACCTGATAGTCCTTGAGACCTATCCTGTTTCCAAATTGTCTCAATAAAGATATTCCCTGTAACAATATAATCGAAAACTATATCTCTGAAAAAGTCATTCAAGGTTTCTGTTTCAGATATCTTGTAATCAGTAACAAACCCTTGACCAACGACGTTATCAATCTTTGACCTCACACACGCATTGTGGATGGGAGAAAAATCCAATAAGTCATACAGACCCATTACAAAATGATTATTCAATCCCCAAGATACCCAAGGTTGATTTCTAACAACCTTTTCCTCGAATTTAACGAGAGTATCAATGGTGTTGAATTTAACTTGTTGAATGATTTTTTTCATATCGTTATATATAAATAGTTAGAATATTTTTCATTATCCCTGATAAACAACCCAAGTGTTTGTCGTACCCGTGTATTCAATCTCTTCGATTGGGTCTTCAGATAGAACAACCATCATTCCTTCATACACCACATCGTAAGATAATGATGGATTTAAATTGGAAGAACTTGTTTGCTCATAAATTTTAACATAGTATTCCCCTGGTATCAAGTGAAGATTTGATGTTGTTACATTTGAACCAATATAAACCTCAGGTTGATTTAATAAAATATCCAACTGAAAAATATCATAAGATGGTGGATATGATGTTATCGATTGTTCCCGATAAGGAATAAATTGCCAACTTTGGTTGGACAATTTATGACGGATGGTCCACAGATAATATGGATTGGACAACTGTTTGTTTCTTGAACAAGTTGCTATCGGGGTATTATATTGACCTTGGTTTACGTATATCATTACAATCTAATTTATGAACAACCTGTACAATCAGCAGTTTCATCACAATTTGTTACACTCGTACATGGAGTAATAGTTCCACCAGGGTCTATTACAGGTAAATCTACCGCACAAACCTGAGTACTCGCTCCTCCACTCAAAGTTCCCGATGTTGCTCCCAAGACACAATCATCGTATTGATAATTTATTGGACTTCCTGTTTCATTCAACAATCTATAACATAGACAACCTGTAACACCTGAAGTAGGAGTTGGCGAAGGTGTCTGAGTTTGGGTTTGTGTATTGGTTGGCGTAATGGACGGAGTGTTCGTTTGTGTCACACTGGGAGTGGGGGTCGCAGTTGGACAATTTCCAGCGATTGCAGGAAAAACATAAGGGTCGGGGATTGATGCAACGGCTTGACCAATATAATTTACTAATGTGCTCGTTGAAGCACTCCAATTGATTCCATCGTAAGAATAACCAATTTGACCAGCATCTCCTCCAACTCCCATGAATACTGAACCATTCCATGCTAAATCATACACCCTTGTTGTGAACACCCCTGCATAAGTTGCGGCTGTCCAACCAATACCGTCATAGG